CTGGCCTCATCAAGATCAGTGTAAGGAATCATCTGGCCCTGCTTAGAAGCAGGAGTCAGAGTCATTCCGAAGTAATCCTTCATGGGCTCCACAAGAGTGCAGCCGTTGTACTTCTCTGATACGTCAGGATGGACAGCAAAGATACAGTCATCGCCACAGATCTTAGCATTGACGTTGCGGAGGAAGTCTTGTACATTCCCTCCAAACTTCTGCTTATAGCAGTAGGCCAACATGATCAGGAAGCCGATACTATCGATGTATGAAGTACCATAGGCTCCTGATACAAAGCCTCCTTGCTTGTCCACTACGGTGTTCTTGAAGATGATGGGCATAAAGGCACATTCTGCGAAAAGAGTATCGATGGTAGTGTGATACTTCTCCTCATAGAACTGAGAGGTAAACCTCCCAACTGCCTTGATGACCGCACCATTCAGTGAGTGGTCATAAGCAGACACGTCTAGTGAAGCTATGCGTCTGCTAGTAGACAGAAGACTCTGTCCCAGTGCATGCCAGTCCCTGAGGGGGTACATGGCAAACTGGAACGGACTGGCAGCTCCCATACGGGAGAACATGTCTTGGATAGGGCCGATGAATTTCTTGCAGTTCACGATGGTGGGGAAGGGGACGTTGTAAAACACCCTCTTCTTCCATGTCTTCTCCGGGGCTAGCAGTTCTGCTTTGTAGTTAGCGTCTGCTGGAAACGTGAGACGAACCCCCTTCTGAGCGTAGCTCAATTGGGCGTCTATCTCTCTCTTCAACTCCGGAATAGGATCATGGGATGCATCCACCAGGTTTCGTTTCTCTGCCTTGCCAAGCATCACCCTCATGGTAACTCCTGCTGATGTAGAGAGGTCAATGGAAGTAGCTTGGTAACAGCCCTTGATGGCTTGGGACATTGATAGCGGTTGTTTCAATGGCTCTCCTGCCTGCAGTTGGTAGTAGGCGGACAGTTGTTCGGCGATGTCGTTCAGCTCCTCCTGCATATGGCCTGCGTAGAAGTTGGACTCTAAACGCTTCGCCCGAATCAAGTAGGGGTGTTTCTTGCCTCCAGCGTCTGAGGGTATCTTCTCGGGATGTTCTAAGAAGATTTCAGCCTCAGATAGGACGGGTTCCTTCTTGTCAAATGGAGCCGTAGTCTCAGGGAAGTCTCCACAATATACTTTGTGGCACTTTGAGTCCATCGGCTTGGGGTTGTTGAGATACCCCATTACTGACACAGCACTACCTAGAGTGGGATCATAG